AGCACGGATGTTATGCCAGCGAAGTTCAGTCGTGAACATGGTATGCGGATTGCAGCAGTTTTAGGTGGTACCACAGCTTTTGTAGCTATGGTTACCACTCTTGTTAAACACTTTGATGGTATTTTATCAATGGTTTGGCCGCAATCGGATGAAAGAAGATCTCGTGTTGGAACTCGAGCACGTGTTGGTAGAATTGTCAAAAGCAAACCACAGAATAATGATGAAAGGATTACGACAATCCCAAATCCTCAGTCTGTGGGAAGAACGAACGAGAATCTTGTTTCCATTATTGGAATGGTTATGAAACGCTCGACCTTTTGCTTTTTGATTCCTCTGCCGCTGGATGAAAGAGGACCTGGCAAGACACATCAAGTTATTGGTTATGCAACAGGTTTGAGAGGTAGAACAATCATGGTTCCATACCATTTTATCAGTTCAGCTCATGCTCTTTTGGAAGAAGGTTCAGTGTCTAAGGAAGACACCTGTGGACTTAGGCGTCCTGGGACAACTGATTTGTTCTTCATTTTCACTATTGAAGAACTACTCAATGGTTTCGTACACTGGGATAACGGAGAAAAGCAGGATATTGCTTTAATCCGAATGCCTACACGCTTCCAGCCTGTTAAGGATATTGTCAGCCATTTTGCTACTGAAAAGCAGCAAGATGGATACAAGAAAGTGCATGCTGTCTTGTTCATTCCTGGCATTTCGAATACTGATGATCGTGAGATGCACAGTGTTCAAGCTCAATTTGGGAAGAATTTCCCAGTCGGATCGGAAGTTTACGAATCATATGAGGTGTTCGAAGGTTATGAGTATGAAGCTCATACTTCGAGTGGTGATTGTGGTAGTTTACTTTATGTGAATGACAAATCGAATCCGTCTTTGATTATAGCGGTTCATGTTGCAGGGATCACTCCAAAAAGGTTTGGTTTTTCTGCGAAAACTTCTCGAGAGTTTCTTGAGGAGGGCTTGAAATTTATTGGTGAAGATTACGTCAGTAACGATTTGGAAGTTCCAATAGAAGCTGGTGATCGCGCTCCGCCTCAAATGTATGAGGTTGGGAAGGCTGCGAAGGGTGTGAGAACTCCGAATAGGATTTCTCGCTCGAAACTTCAGCATTCGCCAATATATAACAAGGCGTACATTTCAAAGAAGGCTCCAGCTCGTCTCCTTCCCTTCAAAAATGAGGGGGGTGACTGGATTGATCCATTGTCAGTTGCTTTGGAGTCTTATGGAACTCCGGACGTGTTCATATGTCCGGAGAAACTTCGGAGAGCTAAAGAGTCACTAGTTGACTATCTCAATAGCAATTCGAATGAAGATGTTGATAGGAGGATCTTCTCGTGGAAGGAAGCTGTCCTTGGTGATGGCCCTGGAAGTGAGTTTGGTCCCGTGTCTAGAACTACGTCTGCTGGGTATCCATACAATTGTATGTCTGGCTTGTCTTCTAAAGCAAGGTTCTTTGGTTCGGGTGATGAGTATAATCTCAATAACCCGGAGAGTAGAATGCTTGAGGAAACTTGCTATGACATCATTGAGTGTGCGAAGCTTGGTATTCGCAAAGTTCATGTATTTACGGACTCATTGAAAGATGAGCGTCGTTCATTGAAGAAAGTTGAAGCCGGGTTGACTCGAATGTTTGCTGGTTGTCCAACCCCTTTGTTGTTGGTGTCTCGAATGTATTTCGGGGCGTATCAGAAATGGATTATTAAAAATAGAATCCATAATGGTACTGCTATCGGTATCAATGAGTACAGCTCGGAGTGGGATCTGGTTGCAAGAAAACTCTTGCAATTTGGATCCAGTTTAAATATTGGAGCTGGAGATTATGTCGGTTTTGACATGCGCGGCAAGCCAGTCGTGTATCAAGCAATTCTCGATATGATCAATGAGTGGTATGATGATGGACCCATGAACAAGATGATACGAACTGTGTTGTGGTATGAATTGACAAATTCATTGCATGTAAATGCTGGTGAATTTATGTATTGGGTTTCCAGTTTACCCTCTGGACATCCTTTGACGATCATTGTCAACTGCCATACTAATTCATTGTTGTTCCGATTGGCTTGGATCGATATCGTGCGACCCATATCTATGGATTGTCACGATTTCAACAAAGTTGTTTACTTGATTGTGCTTGGAGACGACAATGCGTATTCAGTTCGCAAAGAATATGCAACAATCTTCACTGAAGCGGCATTGCAACCGGTCTTGAAACAATATGGCCAGTCGTATATGCCAGAGGACAAAGAATTAACACACTTTGGCCTCGAATTGCGGAGTTTGGATTCAATTAGTTTTCTGAAAAGACGCTTTAGGTTATATAGAGGAGTATATGTTGCTCCCCTTGACCTGGAAACGGTTT